AAAAAGAAATTCAATGGATTATCCTGAAAATTGTAGTTGGTACTCCACGTTGCCAAATTCGCTACGGCTACGGCATACGACGGCGGATTCTCCAATAGCTCCTCATTCATTAAAAACCTCCAGAAGACAATTCAATACCGCTACGGTCCAACACGGTGTACGAACCACTTGCCCCACTGTCAAAAGTACGAAAATCACGACTAGCAAACCTATCAATGCAGAAAGATACAAACGACCCTAGGTTCGTTGGATAATCAGCCATAGATTCCACGTACTCCTCCCACAAATCCTTTTGCTCGGAATCGTATTCAATACTTAGATTCAATTTAACTTTCATTATTTATTCCTCTCTCAAATCGCCCAGTGCAGTGTTGCACCAATCGCATTTATTTTTAAAAAACAGCTTCCAATCAGGGTAATCAAAAATTTGTTCCCAATCGGTGTAATCGTAATTCTTAGCTTCGCCGGTTCCTGCACACTTATAGCACGTGCAAGCTCCCGATTCTACGTCAATCAATCCTAACAATAACCACATTATTCCTCCTCCTTAAAAATGGTGACGCCTTCAAATAATCTGTACAAACACTCCCAGTATTCCCCACGCTTTTCCAATTCCCACCATACGAGTTCCCAATCAAGATACGCCTCCAATTCCGGCGGAATCTTTAGGAAAAAAGTCTCCAAATAATTTCCCTTTGTGTACAGCTCACACGCAAAATCACCACCACCAGCAAACTTACCCTGATAACACTTAAGAAATCTGGCAATAAAATCATCTATATCGTCACCAGGGTCTTCCACATGCTCAAAAAATTCCCGAACCGCTTCCCACTCCTCCCAGAAATCTTCCTGTTCGTCGTACCACTTCCTAACGTCATCTATCTTCATATACACCCCCACACGCCTTGATAGCGTCCTCGTAATCCTCTACGTCCCACTGCACCACCGTCATCTCCCCCAAAGATTGCCCTGCGTCCAACGCCAACGCTTCCTCCAAAGTAAGCCAATACGCCACGTAATTGTCGTGCTGTACCGCTTCTGGGTCTTGGGTGTAGTCCGTGACGCCCCTGGGCAAAACACCAAACATTAACCAGTCAAAAGCTCCGTGATAATGCTCCACCTCTGCATAAAAGAATCCCGCCATGTTAGTCCTCCAATCCTAATCCTGCGTCCTGCAAAATTGCAATAGCACGTTTTTGTTCTTCAATATCTTCTAAGCGTAGGGTTTCACTTGCTTCTTTTGATAGGGATATCGCAAATGCTTTTGCTTCGTCCAAATCCTCAAAATGGGTTCCCTTGCGTTTGCCCCGACTGTCAGATGAACCCATTTCTAAATATGCCCCGTCCGTTCCAACCGCCCACTTTAACGAACCGTCCGACGTATCTGGGAGTACAAAATACTGTGTACTGTAATGGGTAAGATAACGGCTATCTGTCGCAATCTCCCCCCCCCAACTGTACGTTCTAGCAACAGCACAATACCCATATTGAACTGGGTTAAGCTCCACTAAAAAAGTGCGTAGACAATCGCCCTTGGCGTAAGCACGTGCCTCTTTAATCGCCAATAGACGGTTTTTCACCTTGGCTTTGTATTTATCGTCAAGCTCTTTTTCCAAACTGTTTGCCAATCGGGTCGCAATCGTCTTATCGCTTCGCTCTTCGGATTCCTTGGCAAATTGACGCAGTGCGTACACCCACCGTGAAACGACTGGCGTGACACCTTCAACGGAAATGCTGTTAAAACTCCGGCTATATCCTGGGAAATCCTCAACCGTGTGAGCTTCCCCACGAATGATTACCCTCTTAAACATTCGTCCCTGCGCCTCTGTCAAATACAGATTGATAGACGTTTCCGACCATACCGGCTCCGGCAAAATTTCTCTTAAACTCATGTTAATTCCTCTCTCTAATTGTTTCTAAATACTGCAACTGCATACGGATTGACCAACTGCGCCACCCATATATCTCCGCCAAGAACCAAATCCCTGCCGTAAGACTGATAATCAAAATACCGCCGTAAAGACTCTTCAAGATTCTCCAAATCCCCACAGCTCTCCAACGATTCGTAGGCGTAATCCTCTACTGAATCGTAAATACCTGCATAGGAATCTTCAAAATATCTGCACACTTCTCTAGATTCTAAATCACCACTTCCCAAATTTTCGTAAAACGCTGTCAATGCTTCTACTGGGTAGAAATAATTTACTTCGTTGTACTCTAAAACTTCTGCCAATGTTGTCATTTTTCCTCTTTTCTGCCGGTGACGTGGTAGCCCTTTTCAATTACATAAATGTCGTCATACCAACCGTCAATCCAATCAGGACTGTCTTCGTCGGGTTCGGGCATGGTTTCGTGAATGAATCCCCAACCTTCTTCAAAGCTGTCAAATTCTTTACCGCCGAACAAAATGTTGTCCGCCCAATCTCTAATCAGATATTTCATATTGTTTCCTCTCTCTCAAATGTTTCACGTGAAACATCATGCTATTACTTTACACTACCTAGGTTAATTTTCTGTGACCAGAATCCTAACCGTAGATTAAATCTCCGAAAACTGCAAACTGCAAAATAGTGTCGGACGTACACGAATCTCCGTCTTCAAAATCCCCGACAAAAATCCCCCCACAGTGCGTAGTTCCCTTCCGATAAACAATCTGTAGTCCTCTCACTAGGTCGTCAATCCCTACCTTGACCTTCAACACCTGTTCTTCGTCGTCAGGGTTATCCACCCATACCTCCGCTAGCCCAATCGTGTCGCTGTCTGCGTCGCCGTGATATATCAATTTTCTCCACCAAGGTCCAGCTCCGTACAAATCACTGCCGAATACCGCTTCCCATAGGTTTTGCTCCGATACCTCTACCTCTATTGTTGCCATGTTATTCCTCCCCTGTATCGGATAGATACAAACTGTTGTCCTCTATTTCAAATTGCAATCCGCCGTAAGCACAATTATCACTGTTTCCCACCACTTCGTTATTAAGATAACTAAGTGCGTCATACAGCTCCCAATCGTTGTCTTCGTCTTCCTTCCAGTTCGGGTCAGAAGGGACGAATCCATAACTTTCCGCCAACTGCACGATTCTTTCGGTTAAATCAAGCGTGCTTGAATGGCTACCGTCAAACCAACACCCCACGTCTTTCTTCTGAATCCTCCGCCGTGTTATTGCTTTCATCTTGGCTCCCTTGTCTGTAGTTCCAACAAAATCCGTTGCTTCTGCTCCCTGAAAAGATTCTCTAAGTTCCCCAGTAAGTCCCTAAGGAATTCGTAGTCGTCCTGCTCTCCGCCGTAGGCTACCTCCTCCTGTAGTGCCACCACACTGATTAGAAAATCCAGTTCGTCTAGGTTCAATTCCGTCATTCGTCCTCCTCTTCCAATTCGTCCTCTTCGCCTAGGCTGTCTTTCCAGTCAGCTACAAAAGTTCTGTAGGCGATAGGGTCACAATCATAAAGAATGTCACTAGCGTAGAAAGTCACACTACCTATCTGATATGGCGGATATGCCTCGTCTAGCAATTCGTCAAAATCTGAATACCTTTTTGTCATTCGTCCTCCCAATCAATCCATGCGTCCAATCGGTACGCTTCCACTACTTCCCATGCTTTCACTACGGTACGTCCCTTGAACAAAACACCCTCCGGCAATACCAGCTCCGCCTCCGGTTCGTCCCCATTCACCAGTTCCACCGCCTCCACCGCTATCGGTGTCATGTAGTGGGGGACCGCCGGATAACAGTTGCTCCGTAGGTGTATCCCGATACTCGTCTCTAGGTCAAATCCGCCTAAACCTCCGGCTAATTCTTCCGCAAATTGTCTCCCCATTAGTCCTCCTCCAGTCCCCATGCTCTTTTGATTATGTTGCACTGCTTAGTAGTGGTCACGCTGTATTTCTCCGGCGTCACCCACTTGTTCACTGCTTGCGATTCTCCGCTCCTAGCCCAAGGGAATCCTGCTGTTGCTACCAGCGTGGCATAACTCACCACCCGATATTCCGCATTCAAACCCTCGCCCTGCCAGTACCCTCGGAGACTATTCCCCTTGAATTCCTCCAGATTCGCTAGTTTCTGTTCAATTACCTTGTAGTTATCCGTCATTCGTCCTCCTCTTCCTTGTATTCCTCACCCAGACCTATGTAGACATTCCGAATTTCATTGTCAATCCTCCGGTGAAATTTATCCCTCACCTCTTGGCTAACGTCACCCACTATCCAAGCATAGGAAACCGTATCCCTCACACTGGTAAGTAAATCCTTAGCGAATTGCGCTACTTCCCAATTTTCTAAACTCATTAGTTGCTCTCTCTCTCTCCGGTAATTCGGTGAATACCCGATTCGCTGATAAACCTGTCACGACCTCCGGCGTAGTCGTAGTATCCGTCATACCACGCCGAGTTATTCGGTTCACGCCAATCCATTCTTTCCAACGCTCCGTCAGACCCCCTAGCTGAGCTGTTCCAACCACGGGCATACTGCCGTTTATATTCCTTGATTTCTTCCTTCGTCATCAGTTGCTCTCCCTCTCTATAGTTGCTATGTGACCTGTCACCTCAAAGTGAACAGCTCCCTTGTTTTCCGCTACCGATTCGTTGAAAGTGAGATATTCCCACCCACAACGGCACTGCACTGTCAAAACTGTCATGCAACTCCCTCTCTCTAATCGGTAGTACCTTACAACTACCGTACTGCAACCTCATGACAACACTTTACTACAGATTGAAACTCTTGTCAAGTCTTTTTTCAAAAACTTTTCAAACTTTCAATCTTCACTACGTACTGCAACCTCATGGAATCAGTCTACACTATCTTGAAACTCTTGTCAAGTCTTTTTTCAAAAACTTTTCAAACTTTCAAGACGTAATGTGTAATGCACCAACGAATACCACTATAGGGCAAGCAGGTAATCTAACCGTGACGGCTAGGTGAACTAATGGTAAAACTTAGGTTAAATTTAGGTGAACCCAAGGGGCATATAGCGATTCCCATATGGGGACTTTTTTTTGATTTAAATGGTAGGGGACCAGAATGGGGGTAGAGTCCGCAAAATCGCCGATAAACCCCCTTTCAAGGAATGCGAACACTTGTTCGGGTCACATATACGTAGGGGAGGGTGAACATCTGTTCGGTTAAACAATAGTTAGCATTTTGCAAACTCTGGTTAGCATTGTAGAACGTTGTTCTGTTAAAGCGAACATCTGTTCGTGTTCCACGTGAAACATTAGAACACTGTTCCATAGCTGTTCTCTTCCCCCAGATTCCGCACCATTGTCTACATATCCGATTAATTCTATCAACTTAGGGGGATTTAAAGGTGACTAATACCATTGGATTAGGGGGATTTGACGGGGTGTGTGCCGAGGGTGGGGGTGTCAAGCGCGGGTTGTATCCATTGAACTAGAATGTGTCATTCCACCCTCATAAATGGTATCTTAGGGGTTGTGTCCAGAGTTGTTACAGACCCCCCTAGAATCGCAAATAAGAGGTCTTAGAGGAACTTCTGTATCTGCACCGCGCCAAGGAGAATTAAAAAGATTGCTAGTAGATTCCAGGTCAGGATTCCTAGCGCGACAAGCCAGGCCCGAATTCTTTTATTTCTTGGAGTCCCCATTTGATTCCCTAAACAAAGCTAGGGCGATTACAATATAAACCGCCGCGTCTATAAGACTGTCTTCAACAGACTCATTAGCAAGCGTACCACCTTGGGCTACTTTTTGTAGGCGTCGGAACTTATCATTAGCTCTTACCAGGGAACCCACCCAGCCAGGAATACCAAAATCTTCGCTGGCTCGGACGTTGGCAAAGGGGTCTTTGAGTCCCTTGCCGTAATCCTTGGATTTTCTGTCGTGCATTTCTTGGAGTTCGTCTAGGATTAGAGTAAAGGCTACTCCCGTACTTGTGTTAGAAACTAACTTTGTAGGCATATTGTAGCTGGGGTGACTTAATTTATGGTTACTCCAGGCGGCCAAGTCAGATACCTTGTCGTTCCATTCTTGGTCGGTGTACTTCATTAAAAAGGCTCCGTACCGCTAGAAGCTTTAACAGCAACCAAAGCAGTAGCAAATTTAAATGAAAGTCCCAGGTCTTCAACAACGATTTCTACACGGGACTTCTTGGCTCCGGTTTCGTCAACCCAGTTATTTTGGTGGAGCCGGCCAGTTACAATAACGCGGTGGCCTTTGGCGAGGGAAGCGGCAGCATTGGTAGCTCCGTCTCCAAAGAGAACACAATCAAAGAAGCTGACTTCTTCTTTTTGTTCCCCATTGGAAGTGAAACGACGATTGGTAGCCACCGAGAAGTTCAAAATAGCGTTTCCGCCATTACTAAACTTTAATTCGGGGTCCCGTGTCATGTTTCCGGTGATAGTTACGCTCATGCTCTTACCTGCTTTCCCGCCTAGTTAGGGTCTGCTACAGGCGGAGATGAATGTAGCAGACAAGAACACATTAATTCAGGGGTGTAACACTGTCAAGTCAATATCAGATTTTTTTTCTCCAGTACTTGACAGGGGCTTGACAACGCTACTAAGCTCACCCCCCAGATACAAGAAACACTGCTGGCGGAGCCAGTCCGGTAGTTCCGAAGGAACCAATATATAAAAAAGAATTCCGCCGCAACTAAGGCCTAAGATTACTACCCAGCCCCTACCTGTGTTAAACTCACGTTGTGAATAAGTCGGTGTTTTTTTTCTATAATTTTTTTGCCCTGTGGCTATAACCTCCCTTCAACGCAAAAAGTATTTCGACCTTCGTGGTGTTGGGTACTCCCAGCAAAAGGCGGCGGACGCTGCAGGTTTTTCCAGAGCTACTGCAGCACGATTAGAAAACTCCGCTAGTGGCGGTCTTTCTGGCGAAAAGCTACACGTTGCCAAAAAAGAAGAAGACTTACCAGACCCCCTTAAACGAGAAGACCTTTGCCCAGAAGCCCAACGCGCTTTAGAAGACTTTGGGTACTTTCAACGTCGGTACTTTGGGCGAATCGCTTACCCCTGGCAGGTTGAAGCGGCCAACCGTATTGCAGCCTTCTTGGATACTCCGAACGAAGAATATGTTGTTATCAACGCTCCCCCTGGAGCTGGTAAGACGGCTTGCTTCGTTCACGACATTCCGGCTTGGGTGACTTGTCGAAACAGAAATATCCGAGGAATGATTGGCTCAAACACCATGAGCCTGGCGAAGCGAAACGTATTGCGTTTGCGTAGGTCATTTGAACGTATTGTTCCGGAACGCGCTCACCCCGACATGGTTAAAAGGGGCCAGGCTGTAGACGCTGAATCTACTATGGCTCTTGACTTTGGTAGGTTTAAACCTCTTGAAAGAGATATGTGGACCTCGGACGGGTTTATTGTTATGCAAGAAGAATCAATGGGTGCTATTTCTGAAAAGGAACCCACTTGGTCTGCGTACGGAATGGACACCGCTTTTATTGGTGGTAGATACGACTTTGTTATCTGGGACGACCTTGTAGACCCCCGTAAGCTCCGGTCCGTTGAACAAAAGGAAGCTCTCCAAGATATGTGGGTTGACGTGGGTGAAACTCGTCTAGAACCAGGTGGGTTGTTGATTTTGCAAGGTCAGAGAATTTCATCTGACGATTTGTACCGTTATGCCTTGGATATGTCCGCCCCATACGAAGATGACGAAGTAGAAGACGAGGCTTTACGTCAGGGTAAAAAGTACCACCACATTATCTTTAAAGCCCACTATGAAGAACTATGTACAGAAAATCACGGCAAAGAAGCTAAGGCTTACCCAGAGGGGTGTTTGTTGTCCCCAGGCCGACTACCCTGGAAAAAAATCCAGACCTTAAAAGAAAACCGAGGAGAACGATTTGAAGTTATTTATCAACAGCAAGATACTGACCCTTCCGAAGTCCTGGTTCCGAAATCTTGGATTTACGGTGACGGGGATTATCCAGGGTGCATTGACAAAAACCGTGACCGCTTACAAATCCCTGCAGGACTTAACGCTGGAGATTGTGTCTCAATCGCCACCGCCGACCCCTCCCCAACAAACTACTGGTCAATCCAATGGTGGATATACCACCCCGAATCAGAACAGCGATTCTTAATTGACCTTATTAGGGCCAAAATGGACGCCCCAGATTTCTTGGACTGGTTGACCGATTCCAAGCAATACGTTGGAATTATGAACGAATGGCAGAATCTATCCGAATCTATGGGGTTTCCAATTACTACTTGGATTGTGGAAGCCAACGCCGCCCAAAGATTCCTTCTCCAGTACGACTACGTAAAACGTTGGCGTTCTTTTCACGGGGTAGATATTATTGCCCACACTACTTCGCGCAACAAATCGGACGCAACCTATGGTGTAGAAACGATTGCCCCACACTATCGCTTTGGTAGGGTAAGATTGCCTTGGAAGAATGAAGGAAAAATTCTGTCTATGAAGCTTGTAGACGAAGTGACTCATTATCCGTACGGCAGGACTGACGACTGTGTAATGGCTCATTGGTTCTTTGAATGGAACCTACCGAACATCTACACGCCACGACGACCTGGCGGGCGCGGCACGTGGCGACCTACCTGGATAAAGGCAAGAATTTGATTACTGCAGAAGAAATTGTCAACCTTTACCATATGCGTAGGAATGAACGTTCACCCTACATTT